GCTTTAGAAACACCAACAGAAGTATTTATTATTGCGTTGGCTATTCCTATTGCTTTATTTACTTCAAATGCTTTCTTTTGGCTTGCTTCATCTTCTTTTGCAAATGCTTGTGTTAATTCATTGATAGCAATTAAAGCATTCATTGTTGTTCTTGCACCTTGTTCAAAAGCATCTAATCTTTCTTGTTGTGATTTTTGTGTTGCATCAGATTCGTTTTTAGCTCTTTGCTCACTATACTTTTTATCAATAGCTGTTAAATCTTTTTGTTGTTGTTCTTGTAAAGCTTTTTCAAGTTCTGCGTTACCAACAGCTAATTCAAACTTTTTATCATATTGTTGCGCTAATTCAAAAAGCTCTTGCTCTTGTGCTGTATTAGTTAGTTTTTGTAATAAATTAAATTGTTGTTCTTTTCTAACTAATTCTTCTTGTTCTGCTTTTTCTTCTGCTGCTTTTTTAATTGCAAGTGCTTTTCTATCTGCTTCAAGTGCTTCTTGTTTTCTTTTTAATTCTGCATCATCTTGAGCTTTTTTCTCATTAGCAATTCTTTTGTTTTCTGCTTGTATTTGTTTATTAAGAGTGTTTAACTCTCTTTGTGTAGTTCTTTGTTGATTAGCCCTTGTTGCTGCTATTCTGTTAACTGCTGCTATTGCTTGTGCTTCTTTATCAAGATTTTCTACACTACTTCTTGCAAAAGTATTTTCTTCTACTTGCGCATCTCTTCTTAATTTTAAAACCTCTGTTTCTTTTTGCAATAATTGGTCTTCTAATTTTTGTGCATCTAATAAAGCTTGTTTTCTTTCTGCTACTCCAAACTCTTCTTCCTGTCTTGATTTTAATCTTAAGTTTGCAATTTCACTTTCTAACTTAGAACGTTCAACCAATAATTCTCTTTCAAGTTTAGTTGCTTTTGCTCGCATATCAGCAACCCTTGCTGCTCCTTCAGCATCTTTTATATTTTCTTCAATAAATTCTTTTGTAGCTTGTGTTGCTGCTTGTATTTTTTCAGTAACATCTTCAACACCTAATGCTACTTTGCCAACTGCGTTTGTTGCTACTTTTCCAGCTTCAGAAAATTCACCTTCAAAAACTAATTGAACTGCTTTACCAAGCTGAGGTATTAACTCCATTAAGCCAGTAATTCTGTTAACTACTTGATTTTTTAATAAGTTAACAAATGACATTAAAGCTTCTTTTGGGTTTTCAAAAGCTGATATTATTGCCTCTCCAAAATCTGCAAGTAAATCAATAAAGTTATCTACTACAGCACCAAGAACACCAAGTATTTTATTAAACTTATTTGCACCTTCTTCACTTGATGTAAATGCAGCCATTAATGATGAAACAGCAATAACCAAAGCACCTATACCTGTAGCAATAATTGCCATTCGCATAGTTTTAAAACCTTTTACAACTCCACCAATAGTAGATGTAACACCCTTAAAACCGCTAATTAACCCACCAGTAGCTTTATCTGCTAAATTCTCAACACCAGATAAATCACCTTTAGTTTCTTTTAAATCTTTGTTTAAATCTTTTACGTTAGTTTGAGCGTTTTTTGTGTCTGCTTTTACCGTTACAATTACTTCTTTACTCATTTCTTCATTCTTAATTGGTTAAACCCTTCTTTAATTGTTAGTGGTACTTTATTAATACCTAATGCAATATTTATATGTTTATCATACAATTTATTCTCTTTACAAAATTCTAATGCTTCTAATATTGTTTTCATAATTACCCCCCTGAATCTGAACCGCTTGAACCACTTGTACTATCTGAACTGCTTGAGCTTGTAGCAAGTGCTGCTGGTTCATTTAATAGTTCAAAATTTGTTTCTCCACTTTGTAATTTAGTAGACATTTTATTTATTGTATAAGCTCTTGTGCCAACTATAATCAAATCGTCTAATGTTAGATTTAATAATACTTTAAGTGGTAGTATTGCGTTAAACTTAAATATCCTTGTTTTCTTGTTAAATACTCTTACTATATAATTTTCGTAATACGTTTGAAACAAACTATTATTATTGCCACCATAATCTGTTAATTGATAACTATCTATTTCACTACCAAAATTTAAGTTGTATGTTGGTGCTGTTGTTGATGTGCCTAATTCATTAGCATTGTGTGGCATCCAATAGTTGTTTAAAGTGTAATTAGTTCCATTTGGACATAAAGCACCGTAAGTTTCTGGTCTTGTACTATCTAAAAAATTTATTGCACTTGCATAAATACTTGACCTTTGAATACCATAAAATAACAAAGGTTGCCCAATACTTGGATTTAAATCATCATCTAAAAAACTACCAGTTTGTATTAACGTTAACGCATTACTTGTTTTATCTTGTAATCTTTCATACAACATATGTTCAAATGGTAAAGTAATTTTGTATTCATTCTTCTTGCTTGCATCACCAATGTAGTTTAGTTCACCATATCTTCTGTTATTCATACTTCTAAAGGTTTGAGCAAGTATGCTTTTAGGTTCACTATATTCTAAATCTACGTTTGAAAATGGCAATGCCTCTCCTACAGTATGTTCATCTGTTTTAACAAACTCTGTAATATTAAAAGTATCACCAGCGGCATAATAACTATCTAAAGTTTTAACTACTATCTGGTCATTAAAATCAACATAAGCAGTCAAGTTAAAAGCTCTAAACAAGCCATTTAAAAAATCTTTAATTGATAATTCTGGTATTTGTTCAGTAATTATTATTGTAGCACTTGTTACAATACTTGAAGATGAGCTTGTGTAATTAGCAGTTAAACTATAATCATACCTTCCTAAAGCTAAATCAAAATAAGAATGTTCTATTGAAAGCGCAGCAGAAAATGTTAAAGGGTCAACACTTCTTACTCTTGCAAATAATCTCTTAGACTCATTTAATGATAGTGTGTTAGTTTGTAATTTACCATAGCCTATTGAATGGCTTTGAGTGCCTAATAAATTATTAGCAGATGCAACAATAGTATCTGTCAAACTATCTACTATTTCAATTGAATAAGGTATTGTGCTTGAAGCTGGTGTTATTGTAGCAGTAAATTTAAATCCTTCTTCATAACCATTTGTATACGCTTGTGTAAATATGTAATCACCATTACTAAATTGAACAGATGGATAAAGAACACCATTATAATGGTTACAGTTTGAAGTGCTTGAAGTACAGTTAAAGGTTGTGTTGCTTAATTCAGTTAATAAATCTCCAGTAATTCTTCCTTTTGCTCTATGTAGCCACAAATACAAATTAGTCATTGCAGCAGAATCTAAAAACTCACTTGTTTTAAAAGTTATATTATACTGTTCTTCAATTGCTTTAATAATATTCTTTACTGGTATAGCTGGTTTTAAATCTTCTGGAACTACTCCCCTTTGTTGATGATGTGTTGATTGTGTAGATATATTTAAACCATTATTAGTATTACCAGTATCATCATAAATATAACTTTGTGAATGTGCTATTAACGGATATATAATTGCATCGTTATAAGCAACGGAATCAATAGTAAAATCTTTGCCATATTCTAAAGCTATTCTTACATAATCAGCATCTGCATCGTGATTAAAATTATTTAACCAAACTAAATCACTAAGCTGGTCTTCATTAATCTTATCTTTAAAAGCTACTGTATTACCAAAGAATGTTACCTTATACATTGATGGCTCACCAAACTTCATTACAACTTCATTAAGCTGTATTTTACCAAACCTAAAATGTAAATGGTTTAATTCAATTCTTGATTCACAAAAGACATTAGCATCAAATCCTTCTATGTCAGGGTTATACCAATGCTTAAAAATCTTGTTATTAGTTTTACTTGCTGGTAAATTAAATGTTCTACTGTAATCAGTAAACAGTTTATCTATATCACTAACATCTTGAATAACTTGAGTTAATGAAATTAATTCTTCTTCCATTAAATCAACTCTAACAAAGTCTTGTGTAGTTGTTGTATTTCTTAACTGTGGCTGTATGTATAGAATAACTTTTTGCACTATCTAATATTATTTACTAAAGCAAAAGATTTATCAAAAGACATTGTGTAATTAATTAACCTATCGTTTAACCCTGTTTTTTTAGCAAAGGAGCTTTCTTTTAAATTAACTGGAAATATGTTAGCACTTAAATCTGTTAGCCAGATGTATTCACTAACCATTAACTCTTCAAAATATGGATTCATTAATTCGTTAACAAAACCAGTATTTAAAACAACTGATTCTGTAGCGTTAGCATTAAATGTTTTCTTAGAATGTGCTGTTGTTGAATAACTATTATAAGTAATTGTTTCAACACAATTTGTGCCTGTTTGAGGTGGTGATAGTGCTACACTTCTTGCTTGAAATATACTTGCATTAAAATTTTCTCTTGTTGCTTCTAAGCTTTCTGTAGACTTCTTAAAAAAGAATAAATCTTGTAAAGCTCCCCACCTGTTCACAAATGTTATTTTATTTACTGGAAATTTACATTCTTCTACTTGTTCTAAAGTTATTGTAGTTGTGCTTCCACTATCATAAATTATTAAAGCACTATCAAGTAATGTACCGCCTGTAAATTGTGCATAACCTATCTTTTGGTTTTGGTTACCATTATCTGAAAAACTATCTGTTTCTCTTACACTTGTGCCAGAACGCCATTGAACAGATGTAACTCTTTCAACGTTAACAGGTATTGTTACTGTACTACCTAAATGATATTGTATATATGTACTACTAACCATAGCAGTTGGTTCAGTTGTGTAGTTAGCACCTTCTTTAAATTTATTATACCCTTCTTGAGCTAAGTAAGTATTTGAAGATATTACACCAATTAATGTGCCATCTGATTCTCTTGCAGAAGTTGATACAGTTACCCAAATAGAACTTTTAGCAGCTGCATAAGTTCCTGTAAATATTTGCTCTATGTGGTCGTTTACTATTTTACTTATATCAACAGTAACAGAATCTTCTGCTCCTAATGGTTTTTTCTGTAATGAGTAAGCTGCATATAAATCATCACATAATTCTGATGATGTAGCTATACCACCAAATACAGTTATGTTAATTTGAAAGTAACTTAAACTGCTACTTGTTTGTTGTGGTGTTCTTATAAAGAAAGGGCTTCTTGTTCTTATTATTGTGCTCATTGTAAATCTAATTTATCTTCTAAATAACCAGCAACTATTTCATCTCCGTATAAATCTAAACCACGTTCAAATGGTTTAGTAAAAAATAATGTTGCTCTAATACCTTTGTTTTTAATACTTCTTGCAATTAAGAAATTTAATGATTGCCTATTAACAAACCTACCTTTACTATCTCTTGGTGCAATACCCTTTCTAATACTCCACTTGTCAAATACTGAACTTGGTGGTTGTTTAGTAGTGTATTTAAATGGACTTGCTGAGCTTTCTGGATATGTAGATTTAGAACCTTTTACCCCTCTATCTATAAACTGCCCATAATCCTCGCTAAGAAACGAAACTTTATCTCCTTGTATTTTATACTCTAAACTATTATATAGTTGCTTAGAAGCGTTATTTTTCTTTTTAGTTAGGTTGCTCCTTGACTGTTGTATAACGTACTTAGCGTATTTCTCTAATGCCTTTTTAAATTCACTCATTAGCAGTAAGTCATTTCATCATTAGTACCACAATCAAAAGTAACAGCCCAACCACAAAGCATATTGTCAAAACGCTCTGTAAAAGGTTCACAAGTAGCTGGATTAATTAATTCAAATTTATCTTTGTATAAATCACTCTTTTGTAAAACTCGTATTACTCTTGTTGCTAATGCTAACTGAGTGTTTAATATATCTTGCCTGTTGTCATTACCTCTATATAAATCTGTTACTTGCTCATTGCTAATATCTACTAAATCCATAAAGAAGATTGTAATATTAAATGTTATATAATTGTTGTTTATTGTACTATTGTTAACCATTACATGTGACAACGGAAACAAGCTCTGTTTCTTTAAATCAATATCAGCTATATCACCAAATGTTATTTCATTGTTAAATGGTTCTGCAACAATTACTTCTTTTATTTTATCTATTATATTGTAAAAACTGTTCATACTACTTTTATATATCTTGGTGTGTGTTGGCCTAAATCTTGATTAATAAATTCATCTAAGTCATCAATCGCATTATCAAAATCCATATTATCTCTTTGTATTAATAAATCTAAACATATCCAATAATCATAAATTGCTTGTACTGGATTGTTAGCTGTAATACCTAAAAATGCTTCTTCAAAGCCATCAACTAAAATTATGTGTTCATTCTCAATTAATAAATTGCGTTCTGTTAATTCTTCTAATATATCATCCTTTGTCATCGTTGGCTTCTTTTTAATATTTGTTGTTCTAATTCATATTTATCTTTTTCAAATGCTAAGTGCATTAAACAGGTGTGTAGTTTTGATTTGGTAATTTGATTGTATTTGAGAATGTCTCCATTAGTAAGTCCGTAGATAGATTGATACCAGCCCCACTTTGCAGAGAATCCCGCAGATGCTGAGGAAGCTCTACCTCCTTCTGAGTTGCTAAATAATTCAGGATAGTTTTCTGTAATTCGTTCTTTAAACTGTAAAAAAAAACAATAGCACCAAATACAATATCTAAAGTTACTTCAGTCATATCGTATTTTTCAGCACTTTCATATTCTTCAATTAAATACTGCTGCTTCTTCTTGTAGGTTATTGGCCTATATAAAACACCAATAGCTTTATTCATTAAATCCCAATCAGCTAAGTAAGTATCTAAATCAACATATTCACCAAATGAAATATCATCCAGCTTTGGTATGAATCCAAACTCTTTATCGTTTAAAGTAAACCTATCAATGAACTTAGGTTCGTTATTAAATAGCTTTGATAGCTCTTCGCAGATGTTGTTGATATCAGTAGCTTTTATTTGTAATACTTGCTTAAGTGGTATATTACAAAATATTTCTACCATCTTCTGTTGTAGAAACGAATCCAGTTCTTTACCATCAGCAATCTTTAACCACTTTTGGTATTGCTTTAAAGTAACTTCATTAAGTGTTTCTGGTATGTTAATAGTTAGTTTCATTTATATACAAACGTTTAAATTAGTGAATCGTTATATACAAATATAAAAAAAAGTAGGTAACGCTCTTGTGCCGACTACCTACTTTAAACCAAAACATAAATTTTAAATCAAGACTTTACTAAACGTATTCAGAAAGTTATTTTTAAATTATAATCAAATATAATAAAAAAAAGCTACCTATTACAGTAGCTTTTTAATTTCTGAGGACTTACGCTAATAAATCGGCTGCCTCTTGGTATTTTAATTAATTGTTTTGTAAAAATTCCATACAATCTTTTTTATTTAGAAAGTATTTATCTTCAAAAACAATATCTAATTTATCGTTTTCATATCTTGCAATTCTCCAAGTATCTAAAGAGCTTTGATAAAATGGTTTATGTGTTATTTTTGTTCCGAAGATATTAGTAAATGTTTTCATTTGTTTTGGTTTTAATTAATAATTAGTCAAATATATAAATATATTTATAAACTACAAAACTTTTTTAAACTTTTTTTTATTTTTCTTATATATCTTTTCTTTTCTTATCTTATCTAAATGCTTAAGGGTGGCTTAAGCGTGGCTTTAATAAATGTGATATTCTCCTAAGTTTGGATTCTGTAATTGATAGCTAACTGCATATCTCAACGCATCAATAGCGTGATTAAAATTATCTACTGGCGTTTGTGATTTCTTCTCTAACCAACAATAGTTATTTAACTCTTTTATTAATTCTGTACTATCTTCAGTTATTACTAAATCATAATCTTGTAATAAACTAATACCAAATGTTATACTACCTTGTCCTTTGATTGCTGGCACAACATTACATTCTCTACTTAGTTCTGTTATTAATCTTGGTTCTGCTGAATCACCTACTATTAAATTATCTGCTGCAAACTTTTTATTTAATACTGCTATTTCGCTTGTTGTTAACTTAGGTTGATAGAAACATAACTGAATGTATATTATTTTATTTTCTTTATCTATGCTTGTTTTTACAAGCGTCGAGGCATCCTGAGAAAATCCATAATCTTGGCCAAATACAATTTTACCTACTTGTTTAAATTCTCCTATACTCCAATCAGTAAATATAACACCCTCAGCTTTATCTAACCAAGCACCTTCTATAGTATGCTTGTATCTGTTTGGCCTTCTAACCTTCATTGTCTCTATCTGCTTAATATAGCTTTCTGAAAGGTTGTCAATGTTATCTAAGTATGTAGTGTGTATATAGGTAGTATCTTCTTTAGTTATATTACTACCAGCAGCAACACCTCTATCTTCAAACCATCTTTTATAAATGAAATGTTCTTTAGTTGTTGGATTTAATATTAGTATAACTCTATTCTCTTGTATTTTATTTCTTACAGATAAATCAATCTTATCAAATATATCTTCATCATTTAATTCTTCTGCTTCATCCATTACCCAAGTAGTTATACCTTGTAACGATTTTAGATTTGCTGTCTGGTCGCCTGAGCTTGTTTTAATACCACGAAATATTATCTTACTGCCATTGCCTGTATTTATTATTTCATCCTTTGTTATTTTAAATCTGTCAATAACTCCAAGCAGTTCTAACTTTTCTATGAACTCAGGTATGATTGAAATACCAGCAGCTCTCAACGTATATCTTGTAAATAATATTGTATGTCCAGCTTGATAGGTTAATAGTAATAGTACCGAGTTTACAGCAAATGATTTACCTGAGCCTCTACCACCAGTTACAATAAAGTATCTTGCAAATGATTCATCTAATACTAAATATTTTTTATTGAGCTTTAATCCTTGCAATGATGTTTCTGAAATCGTGGTTTACTTCTTCTGAGGTATGTATATCAACAGAATCTTTCTGCTTGCCATAGATACTATCTAATACCATATTAAGTGCTTGATGGTCTCCTTTTTCAATAACCTTTTCAATAACAGCCATAGCCATTCTATATTCATTAGTCATCCATACTTCTTCACCAGTTACTGGATGTATGCCTTTTGTTCTAAGCTCTGCTATTTCTTTTAAAATTGTGCTTCTATTCTTACTACCTTTTGGTCTACCTTTAGGATTTCCTGACTGTCCTTTTTTGAATGGTATTAAATCTGCTTTGCTCATTTTTCTGTTCTGTATTTGTTCTGTACTTATTTAAAAATACAATTAACTTTCTTTCAATTGCTTTTACTTTCTCGTTCATATTCATATTCATTATATAATCTTCTCATTGTATCAACTAAACCTTTTACGCAACTACCACAACTTGATTGTTCTTTGTTAGTGTTAAATACTCTATTGTGTATTGTTAGCAATCCTTTTTGTTCGCTTGCATTTACTACATTCTTTTGTTGGTTGAAAAAACCTTTTAGATATATGTATTCATCTTCATTTAAACATTCTACATTCTTATAAGGAAACATTTTATTTAACTTTTCTTTTCTTGTATCACATCCGCAGTCTTTACCTATCTTGTCAAATATCCAATCAGTAGCTTGTTTTATGCCTGTGGCTTTTGTTATCTTTTCTACTGTATCACCTAAACCTTTACTAGTCATTAATTTTTTTTTTAATTTCTTTAATACAATTGTTTATAGTTCTCCATACAACTACGTGTGATATGTTAGTTGCTGCAGATAGTTTTCTAATGCTATGGAATTTTTTTCTATATAAGTTAAATAACTTTCTATCAAACCAATAAAATTCATTAACAATATCATCAACAACTTTTTCTATATCTACATACTTTGTATTGTCTGCTTCTATAATGTTTTTTAGGTCTTTATCAATTAATATATCTTTATCTTTTCGTAAATCGTCTAAAAATATATTGCGCATCATCTTATATATAAACGCTTTATTTAAAGAATCGTTATATAGAATATGGCTAATTTTTACTTTTTTACTATCAATTTTACTATGTAAAGCTATGTAGAAGTCGTGTAATAAATCTTTTGCTGGTATTTTACTATTGCTGCTTATTTCCTCAGCCATACTTAGCCAAGTCTCTTCATCTCTTACCAAGAGGTGCAATATATTATTTACTTCTGTATTCATCTAATTCAAGAAGTATATTTACAAAATCATCGTATTTTAAAGCAATGTAATCTTTTTCAAAGTTCTTAGTAAATACAACTACTGGCGTTTTTAGTGTGCCTCTTGCATCACCTTCACTTTGTTCTAATGCTTTCCAGATATTTAATTTCTCTTGGTTCTTACATTCCCAGCTGTATTCAGATAGTATTCCACTTGTAGTCATAATATCTCCTTTAATACTTAGTCCACCAGAGTTTGGTGTTCTTCTTATATTAGTATCAAACTTCTTTGCTAAATCTTTTGCAATTTTTAATTCGAATCTTTTACCCTTTTGATTTGCGTTTAAACTCATATCTTTTGAAAATGTTTTCTAATTATTGCTCCAAGCTCAGCATCATTAGAATATATTCTACACAACAAAGCAATGTTGTACTCAATAGGAGAATCATCACTACGATAGTAAGAGTCCTTTGTTTGTCTGTATTCATTTAATGTTCTCTTTTTACTTTTCAAAATATCTTTTTATTATTATAACAATTAAAGAACCAGAGATAAAACTGGTTATGTGTGATAGTATTAACATTAATAATATAGTTTTCATTTTTTAAATGTATTAAATTTTTTCTTTAGTTGAGCAGTTTCTTTGTATGCTTTTACATTTTGCATTGTTAATAATGTTTGTTTGTTTTTCATTTCATCAACTATTAACCTCAGCTCTAACATACATTTTAAACTATCTTGCAACGTTTCTACCGCTTCCAATTTACTTTGCGTTACCTTACCTACTTTTAAACCTTCTTGTGCCTTTAAAAGTAATATTTCTAATTTGTTCTTTGTAATTGTATAATCTAAATCTGTCATTGTTTTAAATCTTCTGAGTAAAGTAATTCATCACCAAGCTGTTTATCTAATGTTTTTATAGTTCTATATATTTCTATACTTCTTTTTTTAACTTCTTCTTTTTCAGCTTTAGTTGAATCAGTTCCAAGATGTGCATATAATGAACAATCTATTCTTAGTAGTTCATCTATTTTTTGTTTAGTTGTCCAGCTTGTAAACTGCATAAACTTTTCTATGTCTTTGTATTTATAATTCATTTTTTTTGTTTTAATACGTTATTACCACCAATTGTAAATCCTAATCCACTATTGTAATCAAAACACAACGGCTTATCTAAAGTTGGTGTTCCTCCAGTTTCTTTGTCTTTAATTTTTTCTACTCTTACTTGTGTCATCATCCAGCTTTCAGGTGAATTAATAAATCTATGTATTGAAAGAAAAGAATCGCAACGATTCGCAAATACTTGGCCACCCTCAACATCTGATTTTCTTGGTGGTTGTATATACCCAGCATATTCGTGATTTGGTGGAAATACTCTTCTTGCTGATTCAGTCATTGGGTGAGTCATCATATAAATTGATTTACCAGTAGTATTGCAAAAGTCTCTTATGTCATTGCAAATTAAATAGTTACGCTCGTATTGATTAATGCGCCTGTCGTGGTTTAACCCTGTAAAAGGGTCAATAGCACAAGCGTCACAATTACTTTCTTTAAATATTTTTAATAAGCCTTTATGATTGTACATTTTTTTATTACTAACAAAAGTAAACCACTCTGAAATTTTATTATTGTATTTATCTATTTGAGGTTTTGTTAATTCGCTTAATTTACATTGCGCATACATTTGAATTAAATCTCTTGTCAATTGTCCAGAACTATTTTCTCCTGACCAAATACACCATTTAACATTGTGTTTTATACTTAAACATAAAAAATACCATAACATAAAATTTGTTTTACCTACATTATCAAGTCCAACAATAACAGTAAAGCTACCACGCTTATGAACATACCAATTGTCCATTTCGTTTTCAATACCTAAACCACGTTTAATTTTACCTTCTTTAAAAGCGTATAAGTATTTTAAGTTATCTTCTTTATTAACTATCATCTTATAAAATTTGTAGTTAAATAAGGGTCTTTATTATCTTTTTTTATATTATCTTTTCTTAATGCTTTAGCCCTGCTTAAGCCCCCCTTCTTTCCGTTGATAACATTTCGCTTGTGTTCTACTAAACGTTGCTTATACTGTTCATCTAACCATTTAATACTAATAGTTTCATTTTCTATCTTAAACAACTCAGCATTAACTAATACACTACATTGTTTAGGTATTAATGTTTCTATTTGTTTTCTGGAAACTTTACATTCTTTGCTCCAGTAGTAGCAGCAAACTTTCATAAATGCACCTTGAACATCTAAATCCATAAATGATATACTGCCTGTAATCCATTGATTTGGAAAAAATTTAAAGTATGGTAATTCTTTCATAATTTTAGTTTATTTTGTTTTAAATCTTTTTTCCATATAAAGCAATTATTATATTTAAAACTTGCTTTAATATTTAATTTTACATAATCTTTATTATATATATCTTCAATATATGCAATATTATTTTTTTTATTTATTTGTATAAAAACATAATAATCAGCGTTTAAATGTTTATTTAAATTATCAATTAAACAATTAAAAGTAAAAGTTTTTTCAGTTGTTGCTTTAACTTGATATGTATAACCTTTGCAATCAGCAAAATCAATTTGCTCATATTCTCGGTCTTGCAATTGTTTATGTAAATCTTCATTTTCAAAGTTTCTTTTATACCATATTTCAAATATATCTTCACCTATTTTACCTATAGATTGATTTAATAAATTATCTGGTATTATTATTTTTGATTTATAATTTCTCATAATATATATATTTATTTAATTGTTTTTTACAAAAGAACCATTTACCATATGCCCTTTTCTTTTATTAATTACATTGTAAGCAGTATTAATACAATCCTCTATTGTGCAATTGTTAAAGTAAGCAATACTTGTTAAAACAACTACGCAATCGCCAATAGCATCAATTATTTCATCATTATCATTATTAATTATTGCTTTAGCTAATTCACCAGCTTCTTCTTGTAATTTAACATATTGTGTTTTAATATCGCCTTTTTGATATATTCCTTTTTTATTAGCCCACTCTCTAATTGTTTTAAATTCATTATTTAATTTCATAATACTAATTTTGATTTTATATATTTATTGTGTTTGTAATTTTCAAGCGTATAATTATTATAATCGCCTTTAAGTTTAGGTAAAACATAATTTACATTATTATAATATTCTTTAACATTTTCTTTATGGCATTCATATACATGAGCATCAGCTATATTAATACCTAAAAAATGTTCTTGTAAATTACATTGTAAAGAAATTGTTTTTAATAATAATGCTGCAAATATTATATCATAAGGTAAACCTAAAAACAAATCTGAACTTCTAAAACTAATACTCATATTTAATTTATTATTTACTCGTACAAAATTCATTTGTGTATAACAACATGGAAGAGCTTGCTCTTTTAAATCAGTTGGATTCCATAAAGTTATTAAAGCTCTTCTTGAATTATTTTTTATTTCATTAATAACATATTTAATTTGGTCAAATGAATTATTAAATTTTCTTAATTGATAACCGTATATTTTACCAAGTTTATTATTAATTGCAAACTCATTCCACCAATTTATATTATTATCTTGTAAATATTTTAAATCTGTACGGCCTTCATAAATCCATTTAAACTCTGCTAAAGCTTTTTCAAAAAATATTTTTTTACCAGTAACTATAGGGAAGCCTTTTTGTAAATCAATATTAAATGATTGATTAAATAACTTATATGTTTTTTCTTTTGTTCTATTATTACATAATTCACCATTTATTAAACATTTCATTAATAATTGTTTATAATTTAATTCAAATAAATTATTATCCATTTTGATTCGTATTTAGTTTGTAATTATTTAAAGAGCCTATATAAGCAACTGCATCAAGTAAATTATCTTCTTTGTGCGCATTTGCTTGTCTTGATAATTTTAACGCTATTAATACATTATATGCATCTTCTGTAGTTATTTCCTTAGAACTCATCTCTGATGCAATACGAGCTGTTTTGCTCATACATTTAACAAAGTCTCCATATTCTCTAAATTTTTCTTCAGACCTTTCATTTACTATTTCATTTGCTTTTTTAAGTATGTTCATAATATGCTTTATTTTTTTGTTCGTATTTGTAATATGCTAATAATTCATCTTCATTAAGTGATTCTTCTGTATATAGTTTATCAAAAGCGAAGGACACGTTTTTAATGTCCTTCACTTCTTCTTTTGGTTGTATATAATCAATATACTTAAAATCTTTCTTTTGGATTTTAAATGCCTGTACCAATGAAATATAAGTTATATTATACTTCTTTGCTATCTCTGGCATTGTTAGTCCGTTCATTAACATATTTTGTACATCTAACGAACTCAAACCCAATGCGGTTAAGATTTTTGATTGTTTCATAATACTTAAAAGGGTAAATCGTTTGAAGTATTACTTGCCTCAGCTTTAGGTGCTTCTGCATCTGGCTTCCAAGTATCTACACTAATACTTACATCTTTACCATATTGGTCAGCTTCATCTTTTAAATTAATATTTAGTTTAATGAATTTGTTACCATTATACTCTTGTATGTAATCAGCGATTTTAGTAGGATTAATTGTTACTTTTAACCATTTAGGATTCATAACTTTACCACTACCACAATATATTGTTTCTTCTTTTTTACTCATTGTTATTTGTTTTTGTTGTTTATAATCTGACATCCAATGCCATTCTTTTTTTAACATTTATAATATTTCTTCTGTTTCTGTTTTTACTTCTACAATATCACTTGAGTAACCTTGAGCTTTTCCGTTCCACTCTTTAAATTTATCTGTATAATAATCATAATCCATCCAACCTTTAAATAATAGACTATCATCTAATTTATATATCTGCACATTAAATGGTGTAGTAGTTTCTATTGCTACAATGTAAACATCAGTATCTTTATCATATTGGTCTTGATACATTGCTAACTGCATTTTATAATCATTATAGTATAAATCACGTTCAAAGCGTTTTCCAGCATCATTAGTAGTTTTTATATCTACTATGCACTTCTTACCGTTAAACGTTGTTAAAAGGTCTGCAAAGCCTTTAAAATTAACATCTTTATGTTGCCACTCTAACTTAATTTCTGTTGCTTCTTTGTTTTGCATCATTTCAGTAAGTACTGGATGCAACATAGCATTGTTAATTATCTTGTTTGCATCATCTAATTCTTGTTGCTTAATTAGTGTTTTACCTTCGTTCTGTTCTTTAAACTCTTGCCATTGTTTACCAGCTCTTCTTGCACCTTCAAAAATTGCAAACTCTTTTGTAAATGTATCTGGTTCTAATAACATCTTGTGTATTATAGTTCCAAACTGCATTGCATCTGTAGTTTTTAATTCTTTGTTCCAGTATGCTAATAAATGGTTAGGAGATTTTTTAAACTGGCATAAAGCCGAGTAACTTAAGTGATTCTTTTTCATAATATAGTTTTTGATTTATTTCTTAAAGTGGTCGATTGCCATAGCAAATACGATTCCACCAAACACGCTTGTCATAATAAGCGTTGCTAATTCTACTGCGTTTGTTTCTATCATTGTTTCTTAAAGTTATCTGCTTCTGAATCTGAATAAATACCATATTCGTAAGCGTTAATTAATTTTAAAACGAGTCTGTCTTTCAGTCTCTTTTCGGCCATTGCAAAAGGATAAGGAGCTTTACAATTCTTAGGTGATGCTTCACCAGTTGACCAGATAATTTTATTGCCACGTTTTGCATCTCCTACTATTGCAACATCTGTATTGCTATCTCTGTATATAGTTGGCGCGCCAAATTGTATGTTTTCTTTTGCTGCTATCTTTTCACAAGCATCGTGAGTTATTATCCACATACTTCTTGTACCTCTTTTTAATTCCCAAAAGTCATCTTTTGATAAATCATATTTTTGTGCGATTTCTTTAATTTTCATAATTTTTAATTTTAGTAAATATAGTTTTTAATTTATTCATTCTTTGTTCGTTGTATTGCATTGCAATTGTTTTTAATTGCTTGTCAATGTTTTCTAATTGTGAAATAAACCCTTCAAACCTATGTTGATGTATTTCTAAATCATTTGTTGTTAGGTGTATTCTACAGATAATACGTTTGTTCCAATTAGCTCTTATTACTAAGTTGCGTAATCTATCTTGCAAGTATCTGTTAGTCTCGTATGCCCACCAATGATTAATATTATCGTTGTGGTGTTGCTCGTTATGGGGATGTGGATAATGTATCATTGCTCATTATATTTCTCCATTAAACTAAGTAATACTTCAGAATAAGATTTATGTCCATTCTCTTTGCATTTGCCTTGAAACTTTACCAGCGTTTCTATTTTCTCTGCTGGTACGTAAAAGGTTCTTGTTGTGTATGATATTTCTCTACTCATAATTGTTTAGTTTTTATTTGTTATTACTTGTTAGCCATTTAATTCTTTGTATTTCATTTTTTATGTCTAACATTGATTGTCTTATTGATTCGGCTTTTAATCCGTTAAAACCAACTTCATTAATTGCTAAAGTGTGTTTTACGTGTAATTCACTTATAGTGTTTTCTAAGTGATTAATTATACTTTTCATAATAATAGTTTTATAGTTTATGGTTGTAAATATATATATAATTATAATACAAATTACAAAACACACTAAAAACTTTATTAACAATTAAATGTTAATTCTAAAATAAATGTGTAATTCTGGCTACTTGGCCATTATTCTTAGAGAAGATAAAACCTTCTATTGCTTGGTTGTTAGAAGAAGTATAACCCATTTTATGATGCCAAGAATCTGCTGGTGATGGACTACGTAAACTTTCTAAACTACAACCAATTAAATCTTTACTTACTTTGTGGTGAACGTGGTGTGCAAACATATATCTGTATTTAGTTTCACTCCATTCTTTACACTCATCTGCCATTAGTAAAGGCAATAAATCCCATTTAGCACCATCTCCGTGAGTACTTCCAATTAAGTTATTATAATAAGTATAATACTTTCTATGCTGTAAACTTATATCAAAAGTTATATTTTTACTATTTCTAAAGTATGTTGCTACAACATCGGACAATGCAAAACCTGTCAAATAATCGTGGTTACTACTATTATAAACAACGTGTAAATCAGGATAGAAACTAACTAATGTTTCAATAATATTTATATATAATCTTTTAGCTATATGAAAATGCTCAAAAAACATTCCATCAACATCTTGAACAGTTCCTTTTGTGGTTTTACCACCACTTGGTGTATCAATGTGCATTACATCATTACCAATACATAGGATTAATTTATCTATGTTAAAACCATTACTCTTTTGTAATATACCATCAACAGCTTCTAAAGTTCTTTGTACTGCAATTTGCTTGTTGTATTCTTCACCACTAACAAAAGATTTGCATAATTTACCAATGTGTATATCTGCTGGTGATATTAAAAGGCAATGGCCATCGTTTATTTTAGGTTGAACGAGCTTTTGAAAGTTTGGAGAGTATTCTTTAAGGTCGTTTAATAATTGTTGCTTAAACTCCTTTAAATCGTTTTTCTTAAAATTTGGATTCTTAAAATATAAACTTGCTTTTTTGTTTTTTATCCAACCACTATGTATATCATTAGGGTTTAAACCTTCTGCTTGTGCTTCTTGTTTTAACCTTCTATAATCGTTAATGATTTGTGCCTCATCTGTGTTGAGTCGGTAACGTGGATTACCTGAATCTTTCCACCTTTTTTTGTGTGATTTCATTTAACAATTTTGTTAAATATAATAAAAAAATTTAATTTACTTTTTTTTAGCTATACTACCAAAGTAATATCCAACTATAGAAAGCACTATTCCTTCAACAATTCCTGTTGTGTGAATCATTAGTTCTTTGTTGTGTTCTGGTACTTGTATAAACACTATTGCAACCAACAACAATACAAAACCTCCTAAACCAACAACACCAGTAAAGTTCATCATCCAGTCTTCACTACCAGCTTTAACCATTTCAACTTCACGTTGTCTTGCTGAGTTTCTATCTTCTACTTCTAACTTATATAATTCAACTAATTGTTCGTGTATTTGTTGTTTATCTTCTGGTGTTAGGTTAGGGTCTTTGTCAATTAAATTTTTAACTACACCTAATAAACCAGCATCAGGCAATAAAGCACCAGCAACATCTAAAACATCAGGCGCTTTTTCTGCTAAAAACTTTCCTATTTTAGTATCTTTTAATTGTTTCATCCAGAACAGCTTTCACAAGTTTCATCATCTATATTACAAGTACGTTCAGGTACTGGCAAGTTTTCCATTCTTTTAATTAAATCCTCTAAGTTAGTTTGATTTTTTTCCATTTAATTTATCCTTTGCTTTTTTTGATTTTGGTTTAAAAGATTTTGGTTGTAGTTCTAAATATTCTACTTCTGCTGAAAAACAAGGGCACATTTTCATAAATTCGTGTTCCTCAACTCCATCGCCATCTCTGTCAGGTGAATAGTCTCTATGGCCGTGAATGCTTGCTTGTGGATAAATGTTTTTTAATACTTTAAGTATTTTAATTAATGATGCTTTTTGCGCTTCTGTTCTTGTATCTTTTGCTTTACCATTAGAATCTAAGCCACCAACATATGAGATTCCGATGCTATCACTATTACCAGAGCGTACGTGAGCACCTTGTTTTGATACAGGCCTACCAGCATTTATTTTACCTTCAATACCTATGATATAATGATAACCTATATCTGAAAAACCTCTGTTTAAATGCCATCTTTTTATAGTGGCTGGACTTACATTGTTACCTTCTTTGGTAGCTGTACAATGTATTACAATCTTATTAACCTTTCTCATCTCTTTTTTTATTTACTTTTTTTTTAGCACTATTTATTAAACGTGCTTCCATCTTAACAACTTTAACCCTTAGTTGAATATTTTCTTCAATAAGTAATTCAATCTTTGTTTCAAGCTGTGTAATTTTATTAGTAAGAACTTCAATTTGTTTAGTATATAAACTTTCTTCGCGTTCATCTTTCTTAGCACCTATGTCAATCTTCTGCTTTACAATTGCCCATATTTCTTTTACTCCAAATGCTGATATAATACCAGCTAACGCTAATAATAAATTATGGTCATCCATTCTTACACTTTTTAAATTGTTCATTCTTCTGGCATTGGCTCACTCCAAGCAGAGGTTGCTAATAATTCAAGTGCTTCTGTTTGGTTCATAATATCTCCAACAGGTACTACAGAACCATCACTTATAAAACTTGGTGTAACACTATAGCTTAATAAACCTTGAGTGTTTGCTAAGTTTCTTCTCATACTTTGTGCAGAAGATTGATTAACCTGCGACCATAGCACGCTATCCGTTGAACTTAAACTAATTACTATATAACTTCTATTATTCATTTTTATTTATTTTAAAATTTTAACTTCACGACGGCGTGTCCTCTACGCGGTCTAAAACGTCCATATTCACACTTAGAGAATTTGCTGTGCTGTAAGGTGCATCTCCTATAACTTCATCTCCACCCATTCCAGAACTTAAACCATTAGCATAACTACCAACACCATCCACCATGTCCGCCTCAGTCATATTTACAGACGTTCCATCATTGCTTCCTTTTTCATCTAATACAGTCCAGTTAGTATTGAAAGAGCTATTACTTCCTAACTGCCACCAGCTTACTAAGTTTGAGTATGCACTATGGTTATTTAGGTTAGATGGTACACCCTCATTATAAATTTCTGATACTTGTGCAGATGTCAAAGCTGTATTCCATACAGATACATTTGATTGCGAACAAGCTAAATGATAACCGTTTAAACCACCGCTAATTTTAAAATCATCAGTAACAGTTCCTAAACTTCCTACTGTAACATCTTGAATAAAAACGTTATTTATATATATTTTTAAATTAGTTGATGAATCAAAAACCGCTACAACATTTGCCCATTCTCCAACAGTTAATAAATTAGAAATATCAACTCTTGTTACTGAACCTCTTCCGATTCCAAGTGTAGTTCCATTTGTAACATAGGCATAAAGTAGATTTGCAGTGCTTGAACTACCCCAAAGGCAATTTGTGTCTGAATCTGTTTTAACCCAAGTAGAAATAGTGTAAATATCATTAGATGGTAAATTACTCATAAATGAAGGTATAGTTATAGAATCATTTGCTCCATCAAAATTTAATGCAAAGGGAGAATAAGAAGTTTTGAAAGATAAATCTGATTGCTGTAGTGCCGATTGTGTCATTCCTGAGCTTGTGCCTGTATTGGAATTAGAACTTGAGTCAGGGATAGACCAGTTAGAACCATCATAAGTAGCAGAAGCATCTAATTTCCACCAACCTTGTAAAGATGTAAATCCTGACATTGAAGTAAGTGGAGAACCATTATTGTAAAGAGTTTCTACTGAGTTAGAACCTGTTGCTGGTAGTGCTGTATTGAATATTTGTGAATTAGATAACAATCCATTGAATGGTGTACCTGTACTGTTGCCATATCCTAATCTATTATCATTTAAAGTTGTACCAAACGTGCCAGCATTAGTAAGCGTAACAGGTTGTCCATCTACATAAATTTTATAACTTGATAATGTTGTTCTGTTAATACCATCAAAAGTAACTACTACGTGCTTCCAAACACCTATAAAATCACTTGAAATGTCTCCTTGAGTTCTTGCTGTTAAAAAATTACTATTACTGCCAATAAATACACCTTCATAACCTGAAAGGTCTGATAATCCTATTATAAAACCAGTCGCTTGGTCTGTTTTTAACCTACAAAAAGCTGGAAAAGAAACAACACTATAGTTTTCAAGTTTACACCAAGTAGAAAAAGAAAAACCAGATGTACTATTAAATAAAACTTCAGAACTTCCTAAATCTATAAAATCACCTCCACTATTAGCATCAAAATCAAAAACATAATCTTTCAAAGAACTATTAGGCACTAAATAATTTGCTCCGTTAAAAGCATCTTGGTCTCCTAAAGGATAGTAAGCAACTGGCTTTGGAGATAAACTCATTGGGTTACCTATACCAGTAGAGCTTGAACCATAAAGAGTTGTTATTTGGCTTGAAGAAAGAGCGTAGTCAAAAATGGCTACTCCGTCTATTTGCCCATTCCATCTTGTGCCATTATCATAAACACTATAAGCTCCTATCACAACATCTTGAGAAGGCAAATCATTTATAGAAGCTGGAACACTTGAAGTATCTTCGCCATCGGCTACTCCATCTATATATAGTTTTACGTAATTACTTGGCTCATACAAAGCCACAACGTGATGCCAGTTTCCATCATCATATACTCCAGAACTTGAAGCATAAGCCGCAACTCCATTAATTGCAAATCTTATCCAACCTGTACTAATCATATATAACTGCCAAGCTCTATTTGTACCTGAATCCTTAGTAGCAATCATTATTGAACTTGTATTGTTTAAAGTTTTAAACCAAGCAGAAACACTTAAAGAACCTGTAATATTTAGAGTGTTATCATTTCCTAAATTAATTAATGCACTACCTACACCACCATCAAAGTCCATAGAATAGTTACTCTGCTTGTCTTTATTCTCATTGTTAGGCAAACGCCATTGTCTATTTGTAAACTGTGTACTCATATTCTTAATTAATTATCCCCCATACGATTCCAATATATTAGGTTTGAACCTGATACTGTGGTTAAGTCTTTAGTTAGGTTATTTCCTTTTGCATCGTAAATGCTTTGTATTTGTGTAGATGTTAGAGCTGTATTCCAGATTGCAAGCTCATCAATGTTTCCATCAAAATAACTATCAATTGAGCTACTGCTTTCTTTTGCACCTATAAAAGTTTTATTCATTGTAGCTCCTGAAATATCTCCAAACCATTTTCCAGAATTAGAACCAGCATCAACATTCATACTAATAGCAGAGCCATTCAAATAAACAGTATAAGAACTTCCATCACTAATTACACAAATGTGATACCAATTATTAGTAGTAATAACACTTGCGTTGCTTCTTAAATCTACTCCGTTAGTAGGCCAAGCTGTACCACTTGAATCGTTTCTAAATAATAACCTTAATTTGCCACCTGTCAATGTAGATACTGAAAAGAAATCAGCGGTAGTTGTAGTATTTCCATATCCTAACACAGTTTGTGTTCCGCTTATTGTTGTAGGTTTTATCCAAAAAGATAATGTACCACTATTTAATGTTTGTAAAGTACTTCCTATTGTACTAACATCTATATAATCTGAACTGGCAGAATCAAAGCTCATACTGTAATTATTAGCAATTCCAGCTACAGCTATTTCTACAGTTTGTGTAGATGTATTTGGACAAACACTTGAACCACTTGAAGTAGTATCATAAGTAATAGTATGAGTAGCAACAGTAGAAGCACTTAAATCAATCTCTCCAGTAGTTGAGTTAATTACTAAACCAGTAGTTCCACTAAACGTTCCACCTGTTAAACCAGTTATACTTGGAGTTGGGTCTGCATCTGTTGGTGCATAACTACTTGCAGAGTAACTAAATGCAGCATTGTCTAAAGGTGTTTCTGTAACTGTTACACTCGATGAAGTAGTAGAACAACCATTACTATCTGTTCCAGTAACAGTATAACTTCCAGCAGTAGCTGTTATGCTTTGAGTAGTTTCACCACTTGACCATAAATAACTACTTAATCCAGCAGTAGCAGTTAATGTAGTATTTGAGCCAGCACAATAAGAAAGAGTTCCACTAATAGCTACAGTAGGAGCAGCATTAATAGTTAAAGTTTGAATAGAACTATTTGGACAGCTTCCACTTGTTACAAAACCAATAACATAAGTACCAGCAGTAGAAGCATCTAAATTAACCTCACCTGTAGAAGTGTTAAGACTTAAACCAGTAGATGAACTAAATATTCCTGAAGCACTTTTAGTTGGTGTTGGGTCTGAAACATTATCACAGTAAGCACTTGAACTAAAATTAAACGTTGCATTATCTAAAGCAGTTATAGTTATTGAATTAGTTACAGTAATTGGACAACTACCAGTAGTAGTATATTCTACGCTATATGTTCCAGCAGTAGAAGCGTTTTTGTCAATAACACCATTAGCATCAATACTTAAGCCTGTAAGACTGTTAAATGTTCCGCTTTCACCTGTAATAGTAGGAGTAGCAGTTAAAGAATAAGTTCCGTGATAAACTATTATACCAGCGTTTGGCATATAGTAAGTAGTTCCACTCAATGTGTGACTGTGAGATGTACCATCTGAACTAACTGCATTTGAAGCAGATTCAGTAGAATATAGTGGATAATAACCCTCTACAGCTAAAGCACCAGTAGGCATTTGACAATAAGCACTTGCTGAATAAGTTACTGTTGCAACATCTAAAGGAATTTCAGTTACTGTAGAAGCAGAAGAAGTAGCACTACAGCCATTGCTATCAGTACCAGTTACAGTATAACTACCAGCAGTTACATTTATAGCTTGTGTAGTTGCTCCAGTACTCCATAAGTAAGAAGATAAACCAGCAGTAGCAGTCAATGTTGTTGTACTACCAGCACAATAAGTTAAAGTTCCAGATATTTCAACAGTTGGTAAAGCATTAACTGTAATTGTAGTACCACCAGAACTTACACAACCATTAGAATCTGTACCTGTAGCAGTAAATGTAGTTGTAGTAGTTGGTGATACTGTTCTTGGATTATCTGTATTACCATCATTCCATACATAAGTAGAAGCACCACTTGCGGTTAATATTGTACTTTCTCCATCACAAATTGTACCAGCAGAAACGCTTACAACAACAGTTGGTAATGCATTAATAGTTAAGTTAAATGTAGCAGTTGCAGCATCTGTATCTGTATATGTAATTAAATAACTACCAGCAGTAGAAGCATCAATATCTACTTCACCAGTTGTTGTGCTAATAAATACTAATCCAGTAGTAGAGCTAAATGTACCAGCACCAGCGTTGTTTTGTATAGTTGGCGTAGGGTCGCTTGCATCAGCACAGAATGCACTTGCAGAATAAGTTATTGACACAACAGGTTGCCCTCCAGCAATATTAGTATCACCACTTGGCGAACTATCATAAACAGCACCAAAGTTATTGGTAGAATTAGCTTTTGCTTTACCAAAATCATTGCTGTTGTTTACTGCAGCTTGTCCCCATTCTATGTTATTATCTGGCATAATATATTTTTAAAGTACCCAACCTCCAAAATCTGCAACATCATCTGGATACATATCCTCTTGACTATTAGAATAGTATTCAGGTATTAATCCAGCTGCGTTATTTTGCATAAAATCTATAAATCTGTTAGTGTAAAACTGAGAAACACTTCGACAACGTTCAATCAAGCTATCTACGTGTTCTTTTGTTAGTGCTGTGCTGTTTTCAGGGTTCTTAGTATATATACCACCATTTGAAATATTAACACCAGCAAAAGGTAAGTATTCTACCATTGCCCAATGTAGTAGCATTGGTTTTATATAATCATTCAACAAAGCTAAGTAAGGATTTGCTAAAGTACCAGCAACTATTTCATTTTGTATTTTAACATATAACTCAGTACCTAAATAATTCTGTATGTGAATATCTTGCGCTTGGTTGATATACGGTAAAATTTTATCATTATCTATATTACCATTAGCAGCAGTAAATACTGAAATATCGTGTCTTGTTACAAATAGTGCTTTACTCATTTTCCTTTATAATTTGGGTGGTGTCCATTATTAGGCATATTTACTGGAGCTTTTACTGCTTGTTTTCTACCTCTTGGTTTTGGTTCGTAACTTTTAGGAATAGTTTTACTTTTTTTGTAATCATCTAAATCATCACTACCAGCTTCTTTTCCTTTTTTAATTTTGTATAAAATCTGTTGCCATTTGTGTCTACAATAAACACCACCTTTGAATTTAAACAAATCATACTTTTGGCCTTTGTGCATTGGTAATTTAGCAGCTTTAAAGTTCATATCTCTGCTTGCCTTATCAATATCTTCTAATCTATATACAATACCAGCACTTGTTCTGTTCATCATCTCTTTGCAAAATTCTCTGCTTTCTCCACCTCTACTACTACCTTTTGCATATTTGTATCTTACTTTATACATTGATTTATCTAAAGTAGAAAAACCATCTTCTTTACTATCTACAACATCACTTAATTGTATCATTGATTTAGCCCAATCCTCAACACTTTCATTTTCATCATCTAAATCTCTAATATCAACTATTTCAAACTCTTTAGTATCCATTTTAATGCCTTTAAGCGAATCTAAAGCATTTTTTAGTAGTTCATCACTATCTTTGTTTGAAACGCTCTTAGAAGCCATTATTTCAAGCTCTGTGCCTTCTTCTTCTTCTTTAATACCAGTTTGCTCTTCAATGTTTTCTTCACCTTCAACATTCTCTAAATCCATAAACTCAAGTGGTTCAATAGTTTTAAAGTAAAGATTTAAACTAATATCATTTACCGATAATAAAGTATTTAAGCAATCAATCAAAAGGTTTTGGTATGGTTGTATAACTACGTTATTAAAAAGCCTTGAGGCGTTTTGTATTTCATCTGCATTAGAACCTAAACCACCGCCGCTACCATCTCTTAAGCCAATGAGCAAGGGTGATGTCACTCTATGAGTTAGCATAATCTTCTTAGAACATTCTTCACTTAAATATGAGTAATGTGCTGGAGCATCGTTTAGTGGTACATCATCGATAGTTGTTTTACTTTCTGCATTATTGTTAAATGCAACAATTACTTTCTCGCCATAACTACCAGTAAGTTTTTGCATTACATCATTCTTAATAGCTAATTGCTTTTCTCTATCTGGTACACCATTATTAAAGTTCACAACCTTAGTACCACTAAAACCATTCTGAGTATCGTTAATTAAGTAACACGCTATTTCATCTTCAAGTGTAGCATAAGCAGTATTATAATCTGCTGGTGAATAATAGTAAAATCCTGTTACATATCTTTTTATAATAAATATTTCATTTTGTGCGCCACTACCAAAAACAGGAAACTTTTTTAGTTTAGTATTGTGTTTTACTTTACTCCAATCAGCAGAATAAAAATAGTTTTTTATTTCACCTTTATCATTCATCTTTTCAGCTCTTAACGTTTCTCTTGGAAAATGTGTTATTGCTGATATTTTAGAACCATTGTAAGTTATTTGAAAAGCAGCTTCGCCTAATAGTTTTAAATCTTGGCAAACATTTCTTAAATCGTGAGGTTTTACTAAACTTTTCATTTGTGCATACTGGTCTGGCTTTTGTGCAGAATCAGTAGCATCTAATCCTTTACCATATATCTGGTTAACAACACCATTTATAACAGCATTGTTTGTTGTGCTATCCATATAAGCATCTATTAAACTTTGGTAATAATCATTGTTATCACCTATAGATACCCAATCTTTATTGCGTTCTTCTGTGATTGTTGGCCTTTCGTATTGGCCTAATTGTATTAAATGTAGATTATCCATAATATATAAATTGATTGTCTCCTGTACTTTGTTCTATATAAACACCGTTTGAAATTTCATAGTCTGAAAGTGTTTGGTCTGAACAATACATTTTGTCTTTAAAAATTATTGCGTTATCTGTTGTATTGGTGATTGTAATAGTATAGTAATTGTTTTCAACTAATGCTTGAGTAGTTGAATATTGATAATAGTAATCTAATTCAGCAAATGTTGCATTAACATCTGTAAATAAAACTTTATTTTGAGCTTCTGACTTTATCACTAATTTATAAGTTTTAGTACCTAAAATTGTTTCTCTTGGTATAAAGTTAATAATTCGTGTGCCACTTGTAGTTAATATTTGCATATTTTTTTAATAAAAAAGGGGAGGTTAATCACTCCCTCCCCTCCAATCAAACTATATATTATGAATCACACAATTATATTAATCGCGTATTTTTTAACTATTGGTTCCCACCGTAACTGTTACAGTCGCTGAACTCATTCCAGCAAGAGGGTCAGCAGAAGTTCCACCAGCAATAAAGTTAGCTGGTTCTAATTCTTGACCAGTTAAAGTTAATGAGTAACCGCTTAAATCCCCGAAAGCTGTTCCCGTAGCTATACTGCCTCCCGTAACTTCCATCCCGTGTTCTAAACCACAAAGCATAAAGTTTCCGTTTCTATCTTCTACGCAGATATGAGGTCTTCCGTAAGCCATAAGCTTCAGTTCCTTATTATCTTCTTTAGATAATTTAGGTAGTGTTAAAGTTAATGTTTCTTCAAAGAATGTTGTTCCATTCTCTCTACTTGAGGTAATAGCAGTTTCTAAACTATTAGTACCTTTTAAATCATATTGTAAGGCAGTTATTGTACCTGTCATATCTGTAATTTCATCAGCAGTTTTTGTTACAGTTCCTAATTCACCAAAATCAATGAACCAAGCTCTAACAATACCACCAATTACATCTTTACAAGGTACTTTTCTACCAGCTGTTAAATCGCAAGCCATATTATTAAAATTTAAATTAAGGGAGCATTTCAACTCCCTTGTTATTAATTAATTCTTAGGCGTGGTATAAAACTATATCAGAACCTATTCCGTAGTTAACTGCGCTTGTGTAACGCATTATTACTCTGACATTCTGCGAACCATCAAGGTCAGCCATATCTAATACCTTAACTTCGTTCATGTCATTTAATAAACCAGTACCAAAGTATAAGTTAGATTTTTGTGCAGCCATTGCAGTATCGTCAGCTAAACCGTTAGCAACAAAGATTTTTACACCATCAAAAGATAGTTGTCCACCAGCGTTGTACCATTGTGTTCCCTGTGCGTTAACACCATTTGAACCAATTGAAGTAGCAAAACCACCTAAAGCTCTTACATAAGCTCTTGCAATGTTTTGTGATACGTAAATATGTAAATCTTCTTTATTGTAAAGTGCAGAAGGTACTGCATCAACAATAGAACCTAATTTATCAATTACGTTAGCAGCAGTTACAGCAGCGTGAGATGCTACATCTACTACATCAGCATCAGCTAAAGCTAAAGTTACTAAACCATCATATTCTCCAGCGTTTGCATTAACACCTTCCCAAATGTTTTGTTCGTTCTTTTCAGCTACTAAACCAGCTACGTGGCCAATAATAAAATCTGAAAATTTAGGTGGCATTTTATCAAATGCAGAATATCCCATTTGAGCAGCTTCCCAATCAGATTGGAAATCTTGCTTACAAAATTGTAAGTTTACTTGGAACTCCTCTGGTTGTAGTAATCTTTCGGTTAATGTTACTGTAGCAGTTGCATCAAAATCGCAAGAAGCGTTTTTAATTACGTTTGCATCAGTAGCTACTTTTTTCATAGTAGACTTATATTTGATATTAGGCATTACTTCTATACCGCCTTTATCAATTGTGTTAGCACTTAAAAGAGCAGCAGAGATATATTTCCCAGCAAATTCTCCAGCGTAAGTACTTGTTATACTTGTTGTTGTCGCCATTTTATTTTATTTAATTATTGTTAAAAATTTTATCAAAAACCCTGTCTTTAGTTGTAGCTGTTCTATTGCTTGCAATATGAAAATTTACTTTATTATCAACTTCAGCTTCAGGATTATGTTTTACAGGTTCAGGAGCAACAGCAGAAAGTTCTTCTTTCTCTTCTATTACTTCTTCCTTCATTTCTTCTTTGTTACCAAGTTTTTCGTCAATCATTGCTTTGATTTCTTCAACAGCAGATGTAAACTCTTCTTTAGTAACATAGTTCATTTCTTCTTTTTCTTCTTCCTCTAATTCAGTTTCTTTAACTTCTTCAGATTCTTCAGATAATTCTTCTTCTTCAACCGCTTCTTCAGCAGCTTCTTTAATACTGTCAATTAAACCTTCTTCAGATACAACTAAAACTTTGCCTTCTTCTAATTTATATTCACCAACAGGAAGAGCAATTTGCTCATCATCAGTTTTAATAAATACAGATTTACCAGCTTCAAAAGATTCTGCAACTAATACAGTTCCGTTTTCTAATGTAATTTCAGCCATTTCTATTTTTTCTTCAGAAAGTTCAACTTTTTCACCAACAATATTTTTTATTTTGTTTAGTATTTCGTTTGCTTTCATAATTTGAGTATATACCTATAAACGTTTAAAAACCTTTACTGTTATATTTTTTTTTAACTTTATTTTATACTTTACCTATACCTTGTGCTTGTAGGCTACCATCACAACACTTATTACTGTATCTTTTGCCATCAGGACATAAGCATCCACGCTTAGTATTTTTTGGTGATGTATTACTTGGTGTTACAAATTTTTTACTTTTCATATTATTTATTTTATTGGCACACAATTAGGTACTTTTTTACCATTCTTAATTTTCATTCCGTATTGCTCATAACCAGCTGTGCAAGGTTTTTTCATTTGTGTGTGTTTTTCACAAGGCATAAACCATTCTTTATCTTCAAACTCGTGAATGTGAAAACCTTCACAACCTATATTCTGTGCCATCTCCTCAGCTTTCTCTTGTGTGCTATAAGCTAATCTATCATCTATAATTGCAAATGTTTCATCTACTACCATAGAAGATAAATTAATTTCTCCAAGTTTTTTTAACTTACTTTCTGCCCATCTTAAACCAGCTTTACCACCCCACAATAAATAAGAAATAGTACCGCAAGCTTTTGTATCTCCTTCATCATAATATTCTTGCGCTCTGCTTAAATATGAATACATCCTTTTTAAAGTTTGTAAGCTAATGTTTTCTTTTTGTGCTAATTGTTGCGCACGTATTTTACCAACTTGTGTTGCACATTTATTATTAACTTTTTCATTTAGTTCAATACCTCTTTTAGCATTATTACTAACTGCTTGAGGATAATCGTTATAAGTTTCTAATTCTATCTTTTTACCAGATTTAGTTCTTTTATCTTTCTTAATTAGTGCTTTAATATTACTAAGCATATATTCAGCTTCTTCTTCTTCAATAGCTTGCATCTCTGCTTTTGTATCGGGTTTTTTAATTTGTGCTTTATCTGCAAAATAACCTTCAATACTAAAACCTTTTACTTTGCCAGTTTTTACATAATCAGTCCAGATTTCATCATTCTCTACTTTCATTGAAATCATCCAAGTACCTTCAGGCATTTCTAAACCATACTTTGCTGATTTATCCATTTTAGTATCTTCTACTATCCAAGATTCTACAACAGTTAAACCATTAACACTCATTTGGTGTTCTAAGGTTGCATTATTTTGATTACTGTTTTGAAAAAACAATTCACTTGCTCTTCTAACTGTATCTTTAGAAAAGTAAACGTAAAACATAGTATCATTACGCTTTCTAAATATTGGCTTGTTTGGTATAAGTGCTGCACCAAGAAGCAATTTTTTCTCTTCATCTATTTTTGCAAGTTGTATTTCTTCACTTGCTAATGTTATGAAATCTGATTCAATAGCTGGATTCTCTACGATACTAACCGCATCTATTCCAACCATTTCTTCATTCTCTTCATCTAATATTAATTCTATTATATCCATTGTGTTTTATTTTAAAAAGTTGCTTGTGTAATTGTATTGTTTTGTAGTTGTTGTGCTGTAGTTACATCTCCAGAAACTACAAATGCTTGTACTGGTTGTTGATTAGCTAAAGCCATAGATACTTGATTTGCTTGGCTTTGTCCTACAACATTGAAACTTGGAGATTGACTTGGTGAAGTATTTGCTCCACCAGTACTTGTTGATGGTGATGTGCTATCAAAAGAACTACTATTAAATTGTGTTTTTTGTATGTTCTTTACTTGTGCAATACCAGATGCAGTTACTATTGCTGCATTAATAAAATTTAGAGGTGGTGCTGAACTTGCTAATGCTTTAGAAACACCAACAGAAGTATTTATTATTGCGTTGGCTATTCCTATTGCTTTATTTACTTCAAATGCTTTCTTTTGGCTTGCTTCATCTTCTTTTGCAAATGCTTGTGTTAATTCATTG